ACTTCGTACACGTAAGGAACGGCTGCGATTAAGATTGTGATCTTCTCGCCTGCCTGGTAGGTACCGCCGAGGGTCAGATACGCATACGAGGAAGCTGCTCCAGCCCCTTCATAAGGTCCTTTACCTGAAACGATGTTGAAGCCCATCTTACCTGCGGCGAAATGTCCGCCGGTAGGAACTCCAGTAGATCCGCCTGAAGGAGGAGGCACAGGGGTAGGAACAGTGATAGTGTTCGTATCCATCGTCAACGCGCCGTTACGAGCTAACATTCTACCTACAACCACGGTGCTGGTATCGACGGTGATCGACGTTAGCGCCATAATGGTACCGTTGAAAGTGGAGGTAACACCTAACGTCGCGGAGCTTCCGACCTGCCAGTAGACATTGTTCGCATTGGCTCCATTGATTAACAAGACGTTGCTGCTTGTAGCGGTAGTGAGAGCAGTAGGCACTTGGAAGATCCAAACAGAGTTCGGGTTACCTCCAGCGTCAAGAGTGACCGTGCCAGTGATGCCTAACGAGGTAGCCGCCATGTAAAGGCCGGGAGACAGGATCAAACCGCCGATGTCAGCCGGTATGGAGATAGCGCCTGAACGAGCAGCAGCGTTGTTATACGCTGCAGTGAGATCGTTTTTAGCGGTAACTGCTGCAGGGTTAGCGATATTGGTTTGCCCTGTGACCGTAGGAGAACCAGTAACCGACGCACCAGGGGACAGGCCGAGGTCTCCGTTAATAGTCGTTGCGCCGGTGTTCGTGACTGTGGAACCAGCTAGCCCTCCATAGGTTGATGCAGTAGCGAGAGGGACAGCCGACGGACCTGAAGGGACGACAGGAGGAGCAGCAGACGGAGGTAGAGCTTCAATGTCGCTCAACACATACGAGACATGCGTGAATTTAAAATTGAGTCCTAGGGGTTTTATACCTTGAGTTGTTAGCGAAGGCTGTGCAATTGCAGGAACAAACATAGGCTGAAACTGCAAAGAGTCCCATGCACCGTAAAGAAGGGCCTGGGGATTACACTCCTTGGCCCGAATTTGGATACTCATTATTAAGCTCCTTGGCTACCGACAATACCGCGCCATGAATCGACACCGTTCGAGACACGAACCTTGGCTTCATGTACAAGGTTTTCCGTGTTCACATCGACGAACGCGCGTTGACGGTTCTCTTTAACGAGTGCGAACATGGAGTGCGAGTTCTCGAGTGAACCTTTACCCGTTGCGACCCACCAGGGGAAGGGACCTGCGCCTTGATTCGGGTTGAGGTAAGGGATCTCGATGGGCTCAAGCTTCGTTCTCTGCTGAGAAACGACGTTGATACGGTTCTGATCGGTTGACGGGTAGAGATTGGTCTGAAGGATTTCAGTAACCTGCTGGTGATAGCCAGGCGGGTAGATGATGTTCTTCGGGATGTAACGGATCAGTTTACCGCGTGGGTCTCTCGTGAGGGCGAACATCGTGATAACCGCTTGCAACGATTCGACCGTGAAGGCGACGTTACCGAGGAAGTTGCTCTGAGTGACGCCTGGGAGTCCAGTGATCGGGTGAGCCGCGTTGATGAGCGAGAGACCGTCATCGACGTTGTACCCACCTTGAGCTTCGCTGAGGAAGCTAAGGTTAAGGTTGTTGAAGAACAGGTACTCAAGGGTTTCATCGACTGACCGGCGAAGCATGCGGGGGAGCTTGCTGAAGATCGACTTCGGGTCTTCGATGCTTGCGGTTCTCGTGATGATGTACCGGAGACCGAAGTCTTGGAAGGTGAACATCATCGTGAACTCTGGACTAGCCGAGTCTAAGTCAGGAACGCTTCCTTCACCGACAGGTGCAAGGAGACCTAACGGGATTAACGAATGGTTCTGAAAGAACCGACGTTTTGGATCGTAGTCAGGAGTGTTGAAGATTTCCTTCCAAAAGGTAGGATTCTCAAGGCCTTCCTTGACATACACATTCTCAAGGATCTTGGTAGCGGCTTCCTTGAAGGTATTGGTAAAGTGAATGGAAGGCATTCTTAAACTCCTTGAATGATGGCGAGCGCACTAGCAAGGAACACGACATATACTCGGATACCGAGGATACCTGTAGGGTCATTCTTGTACTGATTATTGATAAGAGCGTTGTTCACGCTATTGTCAACGTCTTGGATGACGGCCACGAGGTTCGTAGCAGTTGGGTCAGCGATGTAGTACCCAGTAGCCGGATCAATCGCGAGGCCAACAGGCGTCCCGTAAGTCGCTTGCTGAGTCCCGCCAGTCATCCACCCAGTTGAGGCAGTGAGGTTCATAACCACGACATTTGGAGGCCCAAGGGTAAGGACTGGAATCTGTCCAGGCATCGCTGAGAAGAGGCCAGACCCGACTTGCGATTCGCCGAACACGGAGTCAGGGTAAGCCTTACCGACTGCCGGGTTGCCTTGGTAGGTCATCTCTGACGAGCATTGAGCGACACCGACGAGACCGCCGGTGACGTTCGCAGGAGCCGAAGAGATTCTGCCAGGCATGCTGAGAGCTGAACCGCCGACAAGAGTCGCGCCCGAAGGAGCAACTTCTCCAGTGGCCGAAGTAGTGGAGATGGCAAGGGTGATTGAGTTACCGGCGACTCCGCCGAGATTAGCGGTGATAATGACTAGGTTTCCGTCAACCTCTGCAGTAACCAACTCGGTCACTGAAAACAGGTTAATGTCAACAACGAGTCTAGCAAGAGCGTCTGCGTTACTAACGACCGCGATTGCCGGACGAACAACACCATTGATTGAGTACGTGATCGTGTCCCCAACAACAAAAATTCCTCCTAATAGGAAGAACCCTTCAGCCTTGGTCCCCGTCGCGAAGTAAACAAAGTCTGCATCTTTTATTAGGCCAGTTTCAGCAGGAAGATAGATTGGTGACATCGAAATTGCCGTAGTCGGCAACTGGACAACCGGTTTTTGAACCGCTACGACTATCGGAATCGCCATGTAAAAATACCCTCACACTATCAGTTAATGCAAGGGTACCTCAACATTAAGACAATGTCAACGGATTATGCGTTAGATTATCTCTCCGTTGTGCTCTAACTCGGCTAAAACCCCCGAATCATAATCCTCGGCTGCAGACTGTACGTGACTGAAAGCTGTGTGGCCTGTAGCGTTCAAGAGACCTAAAATCGCTCTTGACTTGTACAGACGATCGTTCGCCTCCGGGGGTATCTTAACCAGGATGAGGTCTCCAACTTTAATGACTTCTTCTCCGGCGACTTTCTTTACCTCGACGGCTAAAGCACAGTCATCTCTGAGTTCTTCCTCATCGACGAGCACATAGTCTCCTGAACGAATACGTGCCTTCAAGTACTGATCGTCTTTCGGCCAGGCATAGGCCCATCCCTTTTCAATCTCTTTGATGTACATCTCTGGTTTTTCAAAGGTCGTTTCAACTCGTCTAGGAAGGTACGTCTGGCTAATGAGCTTGATCTGCTCCTCTACGGTACGACGTTCGCCTCCAACAGCCATGTTCGGCATAGGGGCGTAAACTGGAGCTTTCTCGTCTGACATTATTGAATTCCTCCAAGCATCTCTTCAACTTCTTTCTTCGTCATTCCACAGCTTGCAGCGATTTCCGCCACTTCACGCATGGACTGAACTTTCTCCTTCGACATCTTAGGCTTCGCGGCTTGATTCGATTCTCTGCCGAATGATCCGCCGCTACCGGCTGAGTATGCGGGAGGCTCTGCTCCGCGAGAAGTCTTCGTCTTACGGATGACTTTCCCTTCAGCCACGTCTGCAGCAGTCTCAATAGCGTGCAAAAGCTGCTGTGGAGAGAAGCTTGCAAACACTTCGTCGGTAGTCTCGTTAACGATCTTATCGAACTCTTTGCGAACGGAGGTTGTCATAGGGTTATCGTCGATGAACTTAGAGATAGCGTACTTAGCTGCCTGCGCTGCGATAGGGATGTACTGCGCCTTAGAGTTAAGCTGTCCTGCGTTGTAGGCCTCTTCTGCAGCCATGTTGATCGCTTCTGCAATGTCTCCCGTTGCCGCAAGACGATCTTGGATACGATCTTTGAGCGGTTTCGGCTTATCATCGTTTTGAACGGGAGCCGTTTGATGGAACCCTGCGAAGCGTTGGCTCTTGAGTTCAGCCAGTTCTGCCTTCATATCGGCTAACTCTTTAGCTCTCCGATCGTCCTCCGCCTTAGCTGCTTTCTTCTCTTCGTCGGCGGCTGCTTTCTTGTCGTCTTCACTCGGTTCAGGAGCAGGTTCGTTAAACAGATCGTCGATGGAAAGGTCTTCGTCTTCCTCTAAAATACCGGCCACGTTAATCCTCCAGCCACTTAGGCAGTTCAAGTTCGTGTTTCTTATACTGAATTTGGAATGCGTTGATTATAGCTTGTCTTGCGACGATATAGCCTATTCGCGTTCCTTGGTCAAGGTCCCGACTCGTTAGTAAGGTCTGTTTCCATTGCGAGAGTATATCCTTAAACATCTTCCTTGTCAAATTGTCCCAGACTTTAGACTCTAGGAGATAAGCGATACTATCGCTACTTTCTATCTCCAGAACCTCCCTGTCCACTATCTTGTGCATTGATGCTCCCTATATCAGTTTGCTTGAGTACGTGCATAGCCATTTGCTCTTGCTGCTGCTTCTGTTGAGCGATTTGTTGGGCTTGCTGGAGCTGTTCGGCTTCGTCCATCGTTCCGATGAACCCGGTTACGTCTGGGTAGTCGAAGGTCTCGTACAGGTTGCGCGTGACGTTGTAGACGTGCTTCATGTTGCTCGAGACCAGAGGGTTCTGAAGGCCCATCTGATAGACTGCCATAGCGTCTTGTCTTCTATTCTCTTTGTCGAGAGGTCCTCCCTGCCCGTTTATACCCAAAATGTAGTTTTGTGCGAGGATTTCTCTCGGAACAGTGACCTGAATGTTCCCTTCGCTCGACGCTTGGAGCATCTGCATCTGATCTTTGCCGTATTTGACGTACAAAAGATGTGTAAAACGCAGAATGTCTTGCATCCAATCCCTAACCAGGGATATTGTACGGTTCGTTTGCAGCCCTTGCATTGCTGTGTTCTGCTGCATGACCCGGCTATTCTGTTTCCCGCCGCCTCCAGTTTGAGGAGGAGATCCGCCTGTCTGCGGGGCTCCGATACTGCGGTCTGCCATAGCGATGAGGGAGGCTTCTTCCTGGAAGAGTGCTTGAGGAGGCTCTCCAAGCTGCAAGAACCCGAAATCGGTAGGCGTATCGACCTCAAACATGACTCCAGGACCGAACCGGCGTGACTCGTTCTCGCCTTTGTTCTTGAAGCCAGGGGTTGCGTACGTAGACGGGTTCGACGCAATGTCTAACCAGTCGAGTCTTGCGTTTCTTTGGGCGGAGGCTTCTTCTTGAGCTGAGCCAGCGACATCAGGAACGGAAAATCCGTAAAAACGATTCGGGCGAGGCATAAGAGAGAGAGGAAAGTAGGGACGACCGCCTTCATACTCATAAGGCTTATAACCAGCCATAGTTTGACTAGTATCATGCACCCATATAAAGTTCTCTTCACAGACTCCGTCTCCATCCATGTCGTACTGACGTGTTAAGACCTGCCAAATCTCTACAGGCCCTCTGGACATTTTAATGCCTTCAGGAGAAGTCACCGAGTAGTCGCCGATCGCTATCTTTCCGCCGATCGTGTAGGTGAAGTTCCCTCGACTATCGTACGGGCGCTCATCCTGAGCAGATGACACGTACGACAGAATGGCTTCGACGGCTTCCCTCTTGAAGGTGCCTGCCTCAACCATAGCCCACATGTCGTGTTCGGCCATGTAAATCTTACGTGCTACTCCATCAGCTTCTTTAATAGAAGGAGCATAATTAGGAAAAAGAATAAAATCGCGAAGCTCAACTGCAGTGTACTTAACGGCATCGTATTCCACCTTCTTCACAGTCTGCTTCTGCTTCTTTATGATCGGCTGCCCGTTCTCATCTTCCATCGGCTGTCCGTTCTCGTCCATGACAGGCCCGTCGATGAGCTGAGTCGTCTCAGAGACTTTCTTCTCCCACATCACTTCCAGAATGGCCGTACCGTCCCGCGCACTAAGCTCAATGCACGTATCTTGAGGAGCTTTCCACTTGTTGTTTACGTACTCCGAATTGTAGAACTGCTCGACAATGTGCGAGTACTGAGTCGAAATCGCATCGCTACCATGTACCGAATATGGCCTCGGTATCAGAGTCGATCCAGCGATACGGGCAGACATCTCCTTGACTGCAGTGAAGACAACCGGCACGACGATGTTCGCGCATCCATCCCACGGAGGATTAGCACGCTCTCCCATCATCTCATACAGGGCATTGCCGTAGTTCAGAGACTCTTCTAAGCCCCCACGGTTCCCCTGGTTCATGTCGATCAACTGCCAAACGGACTCACCCATCTGCCTCCACTGATCGTCGTCTAAACGACGTACAGGGCGCTCATTGATGGACTCGGGTTGATGCTCCGTAGTCAGCTTATTTTTCATAAAGCTTTCCATTGAGCTGCGCCTACTGTCGAGTCAATGCACATGTACATAGTAGTTACTCCACTGTCTACATATTGCCAAAGGGAGGCATCGCACCACCCCGAACTAATGTCATCGTTAGGTCCGGGGATAGTAGTCATTGCTTGGCCGTAAGGTACTGAGCGGAGGCCTACTTCATCGGAGTAGCAATAGATTTGAGGCATGTTACCATCCTATGCAGATACCGGCAACTGTATGAGTTGTGCCGCCGTTGTTGACAAAGTTCGCTGCCGTAGTCGTTGGTGCAGGGTTCATGGAGACCGCCTGAGAGGTCGAGCTGCCCACCACTCCTCCCGTACAATCTGGAGCTGCAGTGTACGCCGTGTTGAAAGTGAGCGTGAATGCGGCTCCTGCCGCTGCTGATCCGCTGCCGGTTTCAACATGCAGTCCGCCTAAGCGGGTCCCATTTTGGAAACTCTTGGGGCAAGCTTCCCCACTCGAAATCATCTGCTTACTTCCGTTCGTTCCTGCGCATTGACTGGCTGTGAGGCCGTTGTTTATGATGTTACCTACAGTAACGGTGCCTGTGTAGGTAGGCGCGTTTGTCTCAGAAACTACTGGGGTAGTCGTTCCGTTCGTTACCGTTATGTTTCCAGTTCCGGTAACGTTGGTAACCGTACCAGTTCCTATGGGACCGCCTGTATAGTACTCAGTAACGACGATAATACCAGAACCGCCTGCTCCGCCTGCAAAACCCGTCGTACCTGCCGTTCCGCCTGTACCTGCTGCACCTACGGCGTAAGCGTACGTAGCTGCAGGGGTGCTAATAACCGCTTCAATACATGCCCCGGAACCTCCACCAGCGGCGTTGGCCGTAGAACCTTCCGCACCGCCTCCGCCGCCTCCGGTGTTTGTAGCTCCAGCAATGCCTACCTGATTCGTGTTGTTGCCACTACCGGAACCAGCACCCCCTAAACAAGATGCAGCACCCTGACCGGAGCCTGTAACCGTGCTAGCCGGAACGCCGTAACCGCCATTTACAGCATAACCCAACGGTCCTGCTGCAAGCGTGGCAGTTCCTCCTGCCCCGCCGTACCCATTCGAGCTGCCGCCAGTAAAACCACCTACTCCGCCTCCTGAAGTTATGAGCGATGTTCCGAAAGTGGTGTTACCGCCATTTCCCCCGTTACCGGCAGTCGCATTGGATCCGCCGCCTCCGCCACCGCCTCCAACGGCAAGGACTTTAATCCACTGGACGCCTGAAGGAGTAGTGTAAGTCCCTGAACCCGAGAGGAACTTTTGCGCTGTTGGAGGGCTGCTATTGCCGCCTGGGCATGCAGTTGTGATTAACGTACTCACGCTATCCGTACAGACTGGACTACTTGCAGACAGTCCTGTAACAGTTGCATTGCGTACAACGATATTGTTTACAGGGAAAGCGAAGGCGGGCACTGATATGCTCAGTGCCGCCACTAAAGCGAGGAAGAACCGCTTCCACCTTCTCATTTTAGAACCCTATGCAGATGACATTGAACACTGCGGCACTCTCGCTACCGTCGAAGATGACTGCAGCAGTCGTGCTCTCTGAGACAACATCGACCGGGATGGGGTTAGGACCTGAGTTGAACGAGGTCGCGGTGCAAAGAGGTGCAACTGTGTAAGCTGCTCCGAAGGTCACAGTCGCTTCCCAAGGAGTCGTTGCCGAGGTCGTGACCTGCTTGGTTTCGATGTGGAGACCGCCTGCTCTCGCTCCTGCGATGTAGGTCGTCGGACAGAGTTCGCCACTGGAGACCATCTGCATCGAACCGTTAGTCTGAGCACACTGTGATGCGGTCAGACCGTTGTTGATGAGGTTGCCTACCGTTACCGTACCCGAGAACGTAGGGTTCGTAACGGTCGTGATGTTCGGAGTTGCTCCGCCTGAGCTGAGGATGTTCCCTGAGCCTGTAACCGCTGTTACGGTACCTGCACTACATGCAGACCCCGTAGACACGACAGTCTTGCTAGCATCCGTTGCTAGGCACTGTGAAGCCGTGTTACCTGAGAGGTTCAAGGTATTGATAACCGTCGAGTTCGTCGGGGGAGCAGCCAAGGCAGGAGCCGATGCCAATGCAAAAGCTACTACTGAAGCTGTTAGGGACTTACGCGCTTGTGCAATGAACATTGTACGTTGCTCCTGTCTCGCTGCTGTCAAAAATGGTCACGGCTGTTGTGCTCTCAGACACTATCGTTGCCATTGTAGTGTACGGAGCTGAACTAAAGCAAGTTGCTACGCATAGGGGAGGCGTAGCATAGGGGGTACCGAACGTGAAAGTCCCCTGCCAGGGAGAGGAGGCAGAGGTCGTAACTTGAGCGACCTGCGTTCGCGTTGTAGATTCGCAGGTAGGACAAGAAACAGTCACGACACCGCCGACTGTGTTGGTAACGATCGGAGAGTTACCGCTAACTGCTGTGATCGCTCCGCTGCCTGTGATATTGAACAGTACCCGGTTGATCCCGCCACCTGCGGCTAACAAAGTGATGGGCGTTCCTGTGCCGGTAGTCCCGTCGAGTCTCACTGCTATCATGTCCGCACAGTTGAAGGCATAACTGCCGGGAGTAGAGATGGTCACATTGGGGTTCAGTCCGTCAGGAGTGACAGTAAGGAGAGCAGGAGTCCATATCTGAGTGCCATGGTACAACCCCTCAACGTGCCATGTCCCACCAATCGCTCCGTTCAGCCCGACAACACAAGCACTCTGGCCTGTCAAACCTGGAAGGACAAGGAAAGGCCCTGTAGGATGATATGGGTTGCCTGTGATCTGCAGGAAGGCTAAGTCTGCTGAAGCCATACTCGGGGGCACGACAGAACAAATAAACCCTAAAAAGAAGAGGAAGAGCAGTACGCCCTTCTTAATCATTTCTTTTTCGCCTTCGGTTTCATACCCTTTTTCATTGCCATTTCCTCTACCATCTTCATGATCGACATCTTCTTGACGGAGGTACCGCTCTTATGAGGCTTCTTAGGCATATCAGTTACCTATACAGATGACTTCTGCTTGAGTTATTACACTTCCGCTGTAATTATTTACAAGCACCTGACCATTTCCGGGAGGAATTAGCAAATTCAGAACAGGGGTACTGTTTGAAGAAGAAACTGTGCAGACGGGGTTACCGATATAAGGTACTACGTATGTGAAAACATGGAACGTACTTGGCTGTATGGTTGTCGGGCCAAATGCTTCAATATGCACAGGCAGGTTATTAGGTGAGTTGTTAAGGTATACCTGCGTATTAGAAACTACTGCGTTCCCAGAGATAGTGAGCTTATGACCCTCTTCAGAACTATCCGCAAAAGCAGTTAGAGGAGCGAGAGCTAAGACTGTTGAGAGAATGACTGAAGCAAGTTTTTTCATGATATCTCCTAAGTTCCTATGAAAACTTCGCAGTTGCCTACCCATTGGGTTGTAGTACCGCTAACCGCAGTTACCAGTACGACTAAACTATCACCAGCCAATACTGTGTAGGGAGTAATGGATGATGTGCTGTGGGTTACCCAGGGGCCTCCCTGGGGACTGTCAGGAATAACGACAGAGCCTAAATTAAACGGAGCACTTCCCGAAAATGTCCCGTTGGCTATTCCGAAACTAAAAGTAGCTCCGCCTAAGCCTGCAGCACTGAGAGGGGTATAGACCGAATTGCCTGCTGCCGCGTCCGTTGCATTGAAGTCCTGGCAAGATATGTTGATCTCACTGATTACAGCGCCGAGAGGTAGTCCGACAACGCCCCCGTTAATAGCTGCCCACGAAGCAGGAGCATTTACTTGAGCGGATCCAAAACCCGGTAGGCCTGCATCGACGAGTTTCAACGAAGGAGCGCCGCCGCAAGCCGAACCAGTGTCAATGATTCTACCTCCAGTAGTTGCCCTTAGGCAGTTACCAGGTGTGAGGTTCGCTCCGTTCAAGTCTGCTGCTCCTAGTTCACCGATGTTGTTGATCGCAACCAAGTCAGTTGAACTACTTGTGTCACGCAGACCGAAGGCGTTCGCATTGATCCCGGCGACTGTACCGCTGCCCGTTGTACGCAGAATTATGTTGTCGCCAGTATTCGCTACCCAACTAACAATCGCTCCTATCGTCGAAGGTATATGAAACAGGAGTGCTGTAACTGCCCCGGTAAAGGTAGGAGCGGCAACTATATCCCCAATAACTGCTCCTGTAGTAGGGGCAAAAGTAAGATTCGCCGAAGGACCTGCTGTTACTGAAGAAACCGCTCCGCCTCCAGCAGCACAAGCCGACCCTGTATCCACTATTCTACCGTTTGTAGATGCTCTCAAACAATTGCCGGGGGTTAAAGTATTTGAGAAGAATGCGCCAGTAATTGAGAAGTCTTTTGAACTGTCTACAGTAAAGTAAGGAATACTAGAACTGTCAGTAAGAGCGAGAGCCGTTCCAACGTTGCCGTCTACCGTACAGTTCGTACTGCTAGGGCATGCTAGAAGATTTGAATAACCGCCTGCGGCAGTGCTACCGATCTGAAAAGCTTGACTCAAGGACCCTGCTCCGACCGCTGAAGTTCGATGAAGAGGTGAAGTAACTGACGACGAAAACGTAGGGGAGTTAGAGAAGTTAAGTCCAACTGCGCCAGTTGTAGGAGAAGCAGTCAGGTTAGGGTTGGAAGAGGTGACTGAGGAAACTGCTCCGCCCCCACCGCCACAAGCTCCGCCAGACGAGACTAGTTTCTTATCAGCGTCTGTCGCTACGCATTGGTTAGGGGTGAGACTCTTCACTCGTACGTTGCCGTCAAAAAACTGGTTATAGGGGTAGTGAGTCACTTGGTCTGCAGCAACCGAAAGAGGAAGGAGAGCGAATAACGCTAAACTAGCGTATCTCTTCACTTCTTTTTAGCCTTTTTCATCTTCTTATTGCTTTCCATATTGAAGGCCATAGCTTTCCCCATCTTGCCGCCTCCCTTACCGATCTTACCCACTTCTTGAGGCTTCTTTTTCTTCTTCATGCCGGTATCCTTCATCACAAAAAGAGGGAGGGAAGGTATAATCCCCATAATTCTACCACGATTTGTCAATGTTTCCAATTCATTCCGAAATAACCTGCAGAGGAGTGCCCTGCCTTCTTTTCTTCGGGCCAGAGGGGGTCTTGAGGCTTGTTCAGCTCGAAAATGTCCTTCGTGTCCGGTATTCTCTGCCTCGCTTGGTACGTTCTGCCCTCGTGTTTGGCGAGAGAGTCGAGAATATCCTCATGCACAAGCTCGTTCGCGGCTGAGAAGTTGTCGATCTGTTCGATAAGCGACCTCTGGCTAGGCAAAACGTACAACCTGCCTGCCCGTACCCTTGGCTCGAGCATCTGAATGCGGGTGGACTTGTTCTGACCGCCCACTTTGTCCTCTTCGATAAGAACGCTCAGCCCCTTTTCTCTCAAGGCTCTCTGCAGCATGGGTATCCACAGGCCGTAACCGCCGACGTTCTCCACTATGATCTTCGTCGGTAGGTAGAACTGAATTTGAGCGATCATGCGCTCAAGTATGCCAGAGACGGAGTCCTTCCACCCGTCTGCTACGAGGGTCCACCAACGATCGGCGAAGTCCGTACCTACCACGGTTACGCCGTGAAAGTCGCTCTTGCGGGTAGGGTTCATGCCTGCCGGGTCCCATGCCATTGTGATGTTGACCGGGTACTGCTCTCCCGTAGGCAGGCGGATAATGTTCGTCTTGCCTATCTTAATGAGGGAGAAGTCCATGACGTTGACGTTTGAGATATCGAATACGCGATCTTCGTCGGCAACTGGTTTGTTCTCGTAGTTGGACGCGAACCTTCTTGCTCCGCCTTTACGGTTACGCATGCTCTCAAGGAAGTCGAACCCTTGTCCGACAGGGAAGAAGAGACCTTGAGGCCCGTCCCAACAGGAGCGAATGAACTTCTTGTAACGCTCTTTTCCACCGTCTGAGACGCGCTTTTCATCGTCCTTAATGATCCGCCCGAATGCGTCATCAACATGCCACCGGGTACCTGTAACCATGAGCGTTCCGCGCGGGTCGAGCATAGACTGGAGGCTGTCGAGGTACTCAGCCGTAGCGTCCCGCTGCTCCTGCGTAACGACGTTCTTCTCGTTTACAAGATCGTCTGCGATGATGAAGTCATAGTGAGTAGACGTTAAGTCGGAACCCAGGGACCCAGTATCGACGGTAGGCTCAATCAATGATAAGTTAGTTCTTTTTCCTACGGTGATCTGAGAGTCAGACCATACAGCTTCGCGAAACTCAGGCTTCCACCCATACCCGTACTCCTCGAGGAACTCAGCGTTATGCGAGAAGTGATGCTTGATGACTCGGAGACGGCCAGAGGACACCTTCTGCTTATGTGTGACCCAAAGAATACGTACGTCGGGGTTCTCCTTGATGACTCCGATACACGCGCCTACTAAGATGGATGACTTGAACGTGCCACGAGGCATGAGCATCATGTAGAGCTTCTGAATGTCACTGCGGAACTGGAAGTCTCCGATCGCCTCTTCAATGAAGATGCACGGCTCAGTATGCGTCTCTCGCTGTAGACCTATCCCTGAGCTGGAGGTCTCGTCGGACATGTTGAGGTAGTCGGTACATAGGGAAAAGAGCCACTCCGATTCGGAGGGCTCTTCATTGATATCTACGCCTTTATCTTCCTTGTTCCACCCTTCGGTGATTTTAAGAAGATCCTTACCGAATCCCATCCTCTTCCAATCTTGCAACCCAAGAGACTGCTATCGCTGCTATTTGAACCAGTTCTTCCTTGAGGTTCGACTCGTCGAGTTCTTGAATCGCTCTAGCCACTTCTCCCACTTCTTCGGTTAGCATAGCCAGTCGGACAATCAGAGGACACTCCTTGTCGTATGCGATGTAGGTGAACTTGCCCTGCTGCTGGAGGTCTGTCTGCCGTCTGAGTTCACAGTTCACGAGGAACTCTGCTCGTTCGATGTTAGCGGTGTACTTAAAGTTTTGCATGAAGGTTCTCCGTTACGTACTTCTTAACGAGAGGTATTAATTTGTAGAGTTGGTCTCCAGGACAAGCAGTGCTGTATGATGCAGTGTCGTGCGGATAAAAAAGCGGTGCAATGTCCCGGTGTCCGATGGTTCTTGCGATAGAGGGTATGTGTATATGAGACAAGACGGCAAGTCTATTGAGGGCGTCGAGCTGTGATCCAGTTGGCCTACCAGTGTATCCAGGATCGCTTGACTCGAAATTTCCGATAAGACTGACTGCAACGCTCTGCTGATTTCTTCCGTAAGAAGCTGCGGATGACCATTCAATTGGGCGTCCCTGGAAAATTGTTCCCTGGGCGCTAATAACCCAATTGTACGCGATAAACGCCATGCCTTTAGCGCGGTGTTCGGCATCAATGTCCAGAACAGTCTGATAAACCGGACCAGCCGTATGATGAACGATGAAGTCGGTGATATCCGATATTGATCGGACTGCATAATTTTCTCCTGGCTTAGGGTAAGAAGGAAGGGGCGCGACCGCCCCAAACATGTCAGGTTCTTGCATACTGTCTCCTACGCGAGAGAGATCGTGATCGCAGTGTTGCCGATCGTAGTTGAGAAAGGAAGGGCAGGACTGATCGCAAACGCTGCGATAGCGTTAAGGAGCTGAGACATACTCAGGAACTGGTGCTCTGCGGTATACGAGATCGTAACGAGATACTTGCTCTTACCTGCGTAGAACGAGAAGCTCGTCTTCTGACCGAGGAACATGAGGACAACGAAGAGCTGTGCTTTTTGGATGAAGTTCATAACGTGCCTTCTTTCAAATCTTGTAGCATTTTTTTGACTGCCGCTAAGGCAAGGGTTCTCTGAATGAGGTTGTCTTTACGCTCTTTGTCATGGTCTTTCGTCAGTTCGTTAAGGATAGCATCTACCATGAAGATGCACGACGAGAGCGTCATTTTTACGTCTATCGGTTTGTGGAGATTATCCATGAGCGGGCGGGACTGAGGGAGGGGGAATCTCTGGGTCCGGGGGCTGTGTTTGGTAGATGTGTATGATCTCACCAGCTATTGCTGATACCACGCTAATGATCGCGATCACCTTTGTTGCGTTGGGACCTAGGAGCTGTGTGATGCCCTGAGTGAAGGTAACGTCCGTAGCGAGGGCTGAGAGGCCTGCGAGACGGGCGAGGATGCCGAGGGCGTTAAGTTTACTCATATCAAAGCCATTTCGTGTGCATGCGGATGAGGTACTTCTCTAAGATGTTGTTGCATAGTTCTTGTACGCGCATCGAGATGTTAGGAGTTGATAAAAGAAGGGCGACAGTCTCCACAAGGACTCCGTACTCCGCTAGCTGCTCTGGGATTAGGTCTGTATCTTTCATAGTTTCTCCTAAATAGGGACCGGGATGAGGTTATCTTCGACCTTTGCGAGGATTTCCCTCTCGTGAATGATGGCAATGGGCTGTTTTTCTCCTGGGATCATCGAATCTTCGTAGGTTACGAGGCGTTCCGCCCATCTCTCGTACATAATCAGGTCACCTGGGAAGAGGTTGAGGGCGTTGTTCGGGCTGCAAGCTAGGACGAATCCCCATATTCTAGCCCATAATTCGTTCAGCTTAACATAAAGCCCCCCTTCCGTGAAGCCTTGAGGCGAATACGGACGTATAAGGTAAGTGTTTGGCCGGATGTCCATATCCCAGACCTTGGAATGATCTAGTTCATGGTGAATCAAGGCGCTATCGTCGAACTTTGGGTACTTCTCCCTAAAAGAACCGCGATCTGGTCGGCGTTTTGGTCTCTGGTGGATCATTTTTAACCTTCTTCTTGGCAGGTTCAGTGAGTTTCTTCTCGGGAGTTCTTGTTACCTCTGGGAAAACGGGGTACTGACGGAGTTCTTTGGCGAGGTACTCGAGGCCGTAGGCGTTCAGGGCCAGGAGGATAGCGTTTGGGAGGACTCCACTAATCTCCCACATCTGATATACCGGCAGTAGGTACTGGTTCGGTATGGTCAGTGAGACCGTAGTAGTTCCGTTAGGCTCATCCTTGAGCGCCCGGAACTTCGCGGCTGTCATGTGGAACTTCGTCCTGCTCCGTTTCTTCGTGTGCTGGAGGTCTGCGAGGTGCTGCGCGAACTTGGTAAGCTCTTCCGTGTTGATGTTCTTCCGTTCTGGGGAGGCGAACACCTTGATGAGATAACCCAAGCCGTCTGGGATAAGCTCTCGCTTTGCGAGTCTCTGCCTAATAGGAGCGTGCTGCCCGCCCTTCTTGATCTCGTGTCTCTGGGTCCTGTGTCTGACCAGTCCTTCGATGTGTCGGAACTCGTACTGACAGACCATGCAGCAGATGGGAGTCTTGTGGCACTGGTTGCACATGCAGTGAATATCATGCTTCAGGTTACGGGAGGCTGCGATCTTCTCGTAGTAGTCGGGTTCTCTATCTAACGTGGTGAACTGCGGCATACAACCACACAAACATTCCGGCTAGGCCCAATACCGAAGAGCACAATACTACGAAACATAATGCCTTGGCCTCATCGCTGTCGAAATTTGTCATATTCATCCGTCAAGTGCTTCCAAGCTATCTTGTGCTTGATGTTGAAGATCGTTGTGGTAGATATGTTGATCTGGCGGGCGAGCTTGCGATACGAGGTCTGGGAGTAGTAGATAGTTCTGACCTCCTCTTCGTTCAGTAGGCTCCTCCCGTGGTCTAGTCCGTTGACTTTCAAGTTCGTCCTCCCACTCCTGATTGGCTTGGTTTAGAGGGTCGATGGGATCATACTCGAATCGGTGAGTAAACATCAATCTTTCCTCGAGACGGCCAGTACCGCTTCCTCTTTAATGATAAGGTAGTCCTTACCGCCGATTCTCGCGAGACTGGAAGTCGTGTTCGAGTAGTAGATCTCGTCTCCCGGCTGAAGCTCCGAGGGCTCCTCAGTACCGTCGGAGAACTTGCGCGGGGGTCCTACTGAAATGACCGTTCCATGTCCCTCGTACTTCGATTGGTGGGGGTCTGAGGTCACGTAGAGGCCAGAGGATGTGACGGTCTGCTCTGGGAACTCTTCGATGAGTAGTTTACCTGGCATTACTGTGAGCTTCATTTAGTTCTCCTTGGGAAGAAGGTGCCGCCATGAGAGGCCGTGCTTGATGTTTGAGATCGCAGGCTTAGAGACTCTATAGATGTTTGAAAGGGTGGCAAGAGAATTGGGGGAGTTTCGTATCTCAAGGACCTGCTCCTCCGTAAGTTTCGACTGCCTACAATCAGAACCCTTCGGTGCGTTGGGGACATTCTCGGGGTAGTAGGCCGTGAAGCTCTCGAAGAGGTGGTCAGGGTTGAAGCAGAACTTGTTCTTGCAGCTCGTGTGGATGAACTTCTTCTTCTCTTTCCACCTCTTGTACTGCTCGTTCAGTACTCGTGCATCGAACTCCTGATCGTACATGTAGAACGCGAACCTCGAGAGCTGTACCGTGAACAGTTTACCGTTCTGCGTAGCATGCAACGTAAGACGCTTCTTACCGCTCTTGAGTCCCCAACACGGAACCCCTTCCTCATCTGGGGTATGTTCTCGGACGTTCTCCAGGAACTTTAGAGCTAGGAGCATCCAAGTGTAGAGGTTAGGAAGGGGGTCCTCGCACTCTTTTATCCTCTCACTGAGCTTGTCGATATCTTCTCGGGTTACCTGATGGAGTTTCATTTTTCGTTCCTATCTCGGAGTAGGCGGGTTCAACCAGACCCATTTATTAGCGAAGTCTACGTGCTTGGTAAGGTCAATCGTGTAGCGGTCTCCCGCCCAGTCGGGGTTCCCCCAGTGATTCTCAAAGGCGGTCAGAGGGGTGCAAGGCGATCCGTTGGAGGGGCACCCGGTTCCCATGAACGTGTATCCTGAACCGGATAAGGAGTAAGTTGGATCTGCCTCCACTTGGATCTGGAAGCCATTGTTACCGTTGGTATCGCCCAAGTAGCCGCCGTAGTCCGCTAAGGCATACACGAGGGCCTTCTCGTCTGCTCCGGGTATACCGAGAGCGTCGATCTGAGCATGCGTCATGTTGAGGCGTCCATAGGCTCCGTATGGGGCTCCTTGCCCATTGGGGCAGGTTGTATCGCTCGAGTTACGGTAGTTGCTTGGGTAGACGGTTACGTTTGAGGTACAGGGAGCTACGATGAAGAGCGCGTGTAGGACCTGCGGTGTAGAGTTCGCTATTTCAGGAGCACGGACAACACCTGCCCAGAGTGCGAACCCTGCACCAGTTGCAGCTCCTCCGATGCCTTCGTCAGTCGTCTGCAGCTTGCCCGACTCGCCTGTAGCGATAGTGCCTCCATTAGGCGGGAAGTTCGTTACGAGCCATGAGTCCATTTCAATGAACCCGTGGGTCGGGTCGCCTTCGTTGAGGTCGATCATGCCCATGTGCTCGTCTCCACCGCCTGCAGGCCTCGCGTACGAGGGGACATGGAGCCAGTTAGTTGGGCATGTGAACCACGTGAAGACGCAGCTTACGTTATGGGAAGGGTCTGAAGTAGTGGTTGAGATGTAGATGGGGTGCTGCCACTGGTTCACTTGGTTCGTGTAACCGAACGACAGGTGGTTAAAGAACTGCGTGGTTGAACGGTAGTACGCTTGCCATGTGGCCGAAGAGGGAGAGACTCCTGAGTTCTGCTGTGCGACAGTCCTGTTAAACGGGCTGTTGGCGGAGTACGGTGTACAACTCGGCGGCATGGTCAGGGAGAGGGTGCAACCGGAACCGGCAACGGAGAGGGGTTGTATTTGGGAGACTGGAGCAGTGGTCGCTGGAGCAGTGGTCGCAAGAGGTTTGGGAGTCGTTGTAGCCTTGATCGTTTGCGCGTGTCGTGAGGCTCCCAGGGTAGTAAAGGCAAAGGCTAGAGCTACGAGAGTTGAAGTTGTTACGAGTCGCATATAGGCCCCTTCTTTTTCTTTATGTAGTTCTTTTTCTTCTTTATGTAGTCAGGATGTGTCGGATATACTACGGGTAGGGTGTAGCTCAGTAAGGACTTAGTATGTGCTTTGTTGAGTCTGTCGATTAAGTCGTTAATCTCTTCGTTAAGTTCGTCGATTAGGGTGTGCCTCTCTTTGAGGAGGAGGTCCACTTCAAACTCGGAGTAGAACCTCGGGTACTCTGCAGGCCGGGTCATCTTCTCTACTTCAAGAGCGAAGACTCTTGCTGCTTGGACGGGGACGTAGAATAGATCGGCTTCGTTGTTGTTCTGGTGGAGGCCGATCTGAACGAACTCATCACTCTTTCCATTCGGGTAGGGTAAGACTGTCATTCGCGAAACGTGCAAGGGCATTAGTTACGGTCTCCTTTTATTGAGTGCCTCATCGTATAGGTATTCCCCAGTCGGACAAGAGAGTCCTTCTCTCGTTGTAAAAGAAAGGACTTTAGTCTCTACAGAGGGTACAAAGGTCTAGTCATTCAGAAACGAGCTTCCCCCCTGCCCCCCATTGTAAAGTTTTTGTCTGACCCGCCCTAGGGGGGGTGGTCGGGACGGGCACAAGAAAAACCCCTGGCACCATGAGGTGTCAAGGGTCTTGGTCAAGGCTTTACTTTGTTAAGTCTTAGCTGCGTCTAGATGATACCGGAGGTACAGGAGTCAGTCTCTTTGGCCAAACTCTCGTTAGCGCCCTTACAGAACCAAACCGCTTTAGGGCTTTATACATGGCCTCCTCCTCATTACTCGCCTGTATGTCTATCACTCTTCCGTTGTAGCTCGCCTCGTATCTCATTTACCTTTCCTTCTTCCTTCTATATGGCGCTGCTCAAGTTCACTACGGTCAAGAAACGCGCTCCGTCCTCTTCGCTGAATGTGTTAAGTCTTAGCTCTCTATGATTCTTATCGCTTTTGTCTCGTTATAAGGACTAGCCTCTTCGTCGCACACAGGGCAGTACCCGCTGTCATCAGGCTCTCGGTACTCAACGTCGTACAAGGCATTACAGTTGGTGCATACAAGCTTCATGTCCTGGTCCTTCCTTTGTTAAGTCTTAGTGTACTGTGGATACTGCTTGAGGCTTAGTTCGCTATTGGTTCTATCTAGTGCTTTTAACCAGAACCTATGTTCGTTGCTGCTAGGTAAGCAGTCTAGTAGCTCAGCTAAGCATCTCTTAGAGTGAACCTTAAGTTCATCGATGGTCATCTCTTCGTACATTTTAGGCATGACGTCCTTCTTCCTTCTATACGGCGCTCGCTGCGCTCAGTGCTGACTACTCTCTTAGTATAGCAGTTAACGACTCACTTGTCTACAGTGCTAGGGACTTCTTGACTCTAGCTTAACAGTCTAAAGTCTTTGTAAAGGGGATTGACAAACCTGAAAGTAGAAACGTTGCTACATGGATGTTGCTACGTTGCTACATTATCTCATACTCGCTTTCTTAGCTCTCTCTCTTCTACAGTAGCAGCTAGGGAAGCTCTCGGTTGCAGTCCTGGTGGATTAGGGCTGATGTTGCGGGTGTTTAGCGGTGGGATCATGTGAACAGTTACTTCGAGTATTCATGATACCAAGCAAGACTCTCATATCTCAGGCTCAGCTTCGTTAGGTAAGCGAGGGTACTTGTAGCCTGGTCCAGCCAGTAGGCGCGTTCCAAAGGTCCTGCATTGCTCTCAAAGTCTTCTAGGTACGTACGAACTTCCTTGGCGAGGTTAAACAGGTCTTGACGGGTGACGGCGACGTTGGTATTCATGTTGTACTCCTAGCAGCGAGTGGAGGCATAGGTGATGTGATGTAGTCAGCGACGAAAGTGAAAGCGACGATCATAAGAGCGATAAGTATCCACTTATGAGTCATGGACTGATCCTAAAGCTTGGAGAAGGTTGTTGTATCCACCTACTACTGACGTACCTAAGCACATTGAGTGAATGGCGTCTATGAGGAGGACAACTGCTAACCCTGGTACGAGAAAGTAGAGATTGCCTACTGCGAAAGCTACTAAGGTGTTCATACTACTTCTCCTCTACGATGCTGAATTCTTCCGCCTTGAGAGTCTTATCGTCGTACATACGGGCGTCGAATGAGGCTAGCCACTTCTTGGCTCTATCTATTCCGTATAGCCCGCAGGCTGCTAACCATCCCGACTTATGCACTATCTTATAGACTTTCATACTGTCTCTCCTAACGATCAAGCGATACTGTTTACTACTCACTTATTATACCGCAGTAAGCTATCACTTGTCAACGACAACAGGTAAAGCCGGCGTTAAGGTCTCAACAAACGCTTCTGCTTCAAACAAGGAATCGAAAAACTTCCAATCATCGACGCCGGTGGAGTCCGCTACTACGTACTCCACACTCCATCCATCGCCGACCCGTGTACTATAAGGACCTTTTACTACATATCGCTTACTCATATTGATTCTAACCTCTCCGCGTTCATGCGAGCGCATTTTTCGTCAGCCTCTTCTTTGGTACTCCAGAAGTCAGCACGTTGGTCCAAGGGGTCAAAGATACCCCACATCTCCGGGTCCCATCCTCCAAGCTCATGTACTTTGTAATAATCAGTCATTGAGAGTATCCTTCCATATCTGAAACAAGAAGTCATCTAAGTCGAAGCCTTCCAAAGCACACACATCGCGCATACGTTCTAAAGGCTCGCTTGGTAGGTATCCGCTCTTCGTCCAGTCAGCAAGCGTTTGTGATAATGACATACTATTCTCCTTCACGGGCTTCGTAGTAGGCTCCGTAAGCTTCGTTGTGGGCTTCGTTGTAGGCTCCGTAAGCTTCGTTGTACGCTTCGTTGTAGGCTCAGTAAGCTTCGTTGCAGGCTATGTAATCTTCGTTGGGGGCTATGTAATCTTCGTAGCAGGCTTTGAAGGCTTCGTTGTAGGCTCTGTAAGCTTCGTTGCAGGCTCTGTAAGCTTCGTAGTAGGCTTCTTGCTTCGTCATTAGGATCCCCTTTGTGAGTGTTCGCTTGGTGATGTAAACATCTTCTCACCCCAGGACCTTGTCGTCAAGTACTCTCTTGTAAAGCATAAGTAAACTAATCCCTTATACAGGGGATGTGCTCCTATGTAGTCCTGTGGTAGCTTGAATCTATCCCTATAGGAGGTAAAACCATGACGCAACTCAAGAAACCGAAGGTGCTTTTCTTCTACGCAGGATGGAGTGGACCATGCGCCGCGTTCAGAATCGTTTTAAAGGCGTCTCTCGAGGCCTACAAGGACCTTTACCAGGAGATGGAGTGTTATGACACGGACGCATCACCCGAGGGCCTTCTAGGGCAATGGCGCGTTTTAGGCGTGCCTACCACGATTCTCATATCGAAGTACGGTAGAGAGCTTGGCCGACTTACTGGCTACAACCAAAAGGACCACACGCTCAACTTTCTCAGAAAAGGTGTTTTATGATAGAAGATAACGAATACGAACAACGTAAAGAGTACGTTAAGAACTTAGATATACATACAAAGTACGTTTCGCTCAAGAAAGGGGAAAAGTACTCAACGAACATACAAGGAGCCTCTAAGGACATACCCTGGTCAGAAAACTGGGGCATCGTTCGCAACGACATGTACGTCGTCCTGGACTTCGACAAGGATACTCACCAGCGCTTCAAGGTCGAAGACATGTCATTCCCTACAACTTGGTGTCAAGAGACTCCTAGGACTGACTGCAGAGGTATGCACTATCTATTCACGCTACCGTCGAAGTTGAAAGGCGTCAAACTGCCCGACGCGGTGAAATTCTACGACCCTGAAGGCAAAGCTCTCGGAGAGATACTCACAGGAGGTGCTCT